GAAACTCAAGAAAGGGTTGTTTTAAGAACTCGAGTGGTGTGGCGGAAATGGTATACGGCAGTAGATTGACGGAAGCGCCCTGAAGTCGTCCGTAGCGGGAAACCGTGGTATAAAACCGTAGCTCTAGGGTTTGGGGGTTCGACTCCCCCCACCACTCCAACGAAGACACAAAATCCAACTGACTAATGCGGAATAAGTTCAATAGAGGGGTTCCGGCTAACAACCTCGTCAGCAACTGGTCAGGGGAGTCCTCAGTGGTATGGGGATTATACCACTCCCCTGTTTTTTGAAACCAATGAAACGAAGATATGAGTTACGAACAAGACATGTACATCGACGAAACCGCGTTGGACGTCGAACTGCTGGAGCAGCCCTCCCTGTTGGCGAAGTACAGCCAGCTACTGGCAGAAGCCAAAAGGGATCGGGACATCGCCAGAGAAGCTGTTGACCTGAAAAAAGCTGAACTCAACTTGGATATCAGGGACAACCCCGAAGCCTATAAACTGCAGAAGGTCACGATGGACGTCGTCGACGCCTGTATATTAATGCAGGACAGTTATAAGCGTCGCGTAATAGAATTCAATGAGGCCAACTACGAGGTAAACGTACTGCAGGGCGTGGTCAACGCCATCGATCATCGCAAGTCAGCCCTAGAGAATCTCGTGAAATTGTACGGGCAGAATTACTTTGCGGGTCCCGCCGTACCCCATGATCTTACCCAACTCCGAGAAGATCGTAGCGCGGAAACCCATCACAGAATAGGAGCATCACTTAAAAGAACCAAACCAAAAAAGTAAAATTATGGCAAAGAAGAGAGAAAACATGTTCAAAGGGCGGACCCGTCGCAGTATGGAGAAGCCCAAAAACAACTACGGGTACCTCAAACTCCCGGAGGAAATCAATATGTTCAAACCCGAGGGTAACACCGAAGTGGTGTTTGACATCATCCCCTACGTGGTGAGTGATCCCGAGCATCTCGACAACAAGAAGTACTCCGAGGACGCCGTGGTCGGTGACATGTGGTGGAAACGCCCCATTAAGGTCCACCGCGACGTCGGGGAATCAGTTGCGATTTGTCCCACGACGTTTGGCAAACGCTGCCCCATTTGTGAGTACGCCAGCCGTAAACGTAAAGAAGGGATGGAATGGGAAGAACTCAAGGAAATCTACCCCAAGAACCGTTCACTGTTCCTGATAGTCCTGCGAGATGCCGGTGACTGTGAAGTGGATTACGAAGAAGGTGAGGTTCACATCATGGATCAGAGCGATTTTCTCTTCCTTCAGAATCTGGACGACGAAGTCCAGCGTGACATCGACAACGAGGGTTTCCCCGATCCCTTCGACGGACTCTCCCTGCGAGTTTACTGGAAGGGTAAGAAACTCGGCAAGAATAAGTACGCCGAGGCCACGAAGATCGATTTTGAGCAAAGGGAGGAACAATACGACGAGGATTTCCTCAAGGACATGCCGTGCCTCGATGACATCCTGATCGTTCACGATTACAAAGAACTTCAGGCGCTGTACTTCGGTATGGAGGGAATGGACGACGATGACCCGGAGGACGACGATGATTTGGAGATTCCGGAAGACGATCCCAAACCCGCAAAGCGTTCCAGAAAAACAACGAAGCCCGATCCTGAGCCCGAGGAAGAGGAAGAAGAGGAAGAAGAGGAAGAAGAACCCCCGGTCAAGCGTCAGCGGAAAACAACGAAGCCCACTCCAAAGAAGAAGGAGAAGCCCTCGGCCAAGAAATTGGAGTGCCCCGTTGGACTGCGGTTCGGTAAGGACTTCGACGAATACGAGGAATGCGATACCTGCAAGATATACGACGATTGCATGGAAGCCAACAAAGCCCTAACAGGAGACGAATAATGCCGGAAGACGACACCAAAACCGTTGGCGTGGTATTTAAGAAATCCACCAACGACATCCTCACGCTCCGGGCGTTGATTCATTCCTCCGGAAAGAGCAAACTCATCAGGACCATTGTCGAGCAACACATTGACTACGAGGAATGGACCTTAGAGGATAGCGCCGCGCAATACGCGGGAAAACTTGTGGACCGCTGGTTTGTCCATTGGCAGGAGAAGGCCGATTTTGAGTCTTACTTGTCCAATCAACGATCAATTATGAAAACCGTGCGGGGTGTTTCCGATGAACTCATAACTCTTATCACAGAAAAATGCAGAGAACTACAAAAGGAATTGACAAGCAAGTGAAGGAACGAGTGAACGCACCAAAGAAAAAGAAAGGCGAATACGACGGCAACACCGAAGTGATGATTTCCACGGGTTCCACGCTACTGGACCTAGCCATCAGTGGTGGTAGGGTCCGGGGCGGAGGAATTCCTGGAGGCATTATGTTGGAGATTTTCGGCCCGGAATCCACGGGTAAAACCGTGTTGCTCTGTGAAATAGCCGGGGCCATCCAGCGCCAAGGCGGGGACATCATGTTCCACGATCCGGAAGCCCGTTTGAACCAGCAGTTTGCTCAGATATTTGACTTGTCCACTGAGGACATGACGTACACCACACCGAATACCGTTACCGAGGTATTCTCTCAACTCGAAAAATGGATTCCGGACAACGGCAAGATCAACGGCGTCATCACAGACTCCCTTGCCGCCCTGAGTACTAACATGGAAATGGACAACGAAGAAGGTGACAAGATGGGTGGTCGACGGGCCAAGGAATTCTCAGAGGGATTCCGGAAAACCGCTAGGCTCATCAAAAGCACCAACTTGATTATGGCGTGTTCCAATCAAATTCGGGAGACCATGGCCGCTGGAGCCTTTGCTCAGAAATACGACTCCCCGGGAGGCCGTGCCATCAAGTTCTATAGTTCGCTCAGGCTCCGCACCAAAAAGATAGGCTCCCTGTCACGATCCAGAACCATCAAGGGTAAAGTCCACAAACAGATTTATGGCATTGTCATTGAAATTGACGTGTTCAAATCCAGTGTATGGAACCCCAATCGCACGGCTAGAGTAGCCATTGATTTTGAATACGGTGTGGATGACATCCGTGAGAATCTCAACTACCTCAAGGAAATGACGGGGACCTCCACCTTCAAATTAGGCGACCGGGACTTGGGGAAGAACAGGGACGACGCCATCACCACCGTCGAGAACGAGGGACTGGAGGCTGAACTCCGGGAGGCCGTCATAAACATGTGGGAAGAGGTTGAGAAAAAATTCAAAGTTGAACGAAAAAAGAAAAAACGATGATAACGAAAACCGATTTGTACATGGCCTTTCAAAAGGAGCACGGCGACAGTTTGGATAATATCTTGAGAACGGTCCCGAGCGAACACGATGAGGCCTACACCTATGTCGACTGGCTGGAAAACCTACTGTTGATGGCCGCAAATTCTCAACAAATAGAGTTATGAAAAATCCCTCAGTATTGGTATGTGACCCCAGTTTTACGGCTTGGGGCTGGGCCGTGGTCTACGTCGGCAATATCTCCGACGGTATTCAGGTGTTGGACTACGGCTGCATTAAGACCGCTCCGGAAGCCAAGAAGCGGAGAATTCGTCAGGGGGACGACCGGGTCAGACGTACTTCTGAGATCATACGGGAGCTGCAAAGGTTGGAAGACAAATACCGATTTAGCTTTGTCATAGGTGAACTCCCCCATGGGTCACAAAATGCCAAAGCCGCAATTATGATGGGAACTGTCGTCGGTGTCCTCCAAACCTTTGCTATGCTCGTGGGAATCCCTATTGAGTGGTACTCCGAGAACGACGCCAAGAAGGCTGTTTTAGGCCGAAATTCGGCTTCAAAGGCAGACATCATATCTGAGGTCGAAAATCGAGTAAACATTAAAATTTCGGGCCCGAAATACGCCAGAGAAGCTGTTGCCGACTCCCTTGCTATTTACATTGCGGCACAACAATCATCACCCACACTCCAAATACTAAGAAACCGATGAAAGAACGAATAGAGATTCGCGCAGAAATCCGAAAACTGGAATCGTCTTTGGTATCACTCAAAGACAGATATACCAGAATGCACCAAATCGA